CGAAGATGTCTATGGCCGCGAGCAGATTTCGCAGAAGACGGTCATCACGCAGCCGGGATTGCTGTACGTGCGGGGATTGCTGGATACCTTGGAACGCAGCCGGGCGCTGCTCAAAAGTGAAGCGGCTTGATCAGCCCTCCACCTCGAACCGGCTGGCCATCACTTTATAGTGGACCAAACGGTCATCATCAAAAATCGTATCCACATACCGGACCTGCATCCGGCTACCCGCATCCCACGCCGCCTTGACCGCGCCGAACAGCACGGCTTGGCGGATCGTCTCTTCCAGCCCGAACAGGCGCGCGTAGACCGCTTCCAGCCCGCCGCTCTCCACTTCCAGCAGCGCATCGCCGAAGTACACCGTCACCTCCAGCAACGCCTGATTTCCGACCGCGTCCTTCGGCTGCATCCGGGTCGGCAGGATGCGAATGAGCGGGTACTGGTCGGGCGTGATGTTTTGTTCCAGCCCGATCTTGCAGGTGGTCATGCCGGGAATCGTCGCCAGCGTGGCCTTGATCTGCGTCAAGAGTTCCCAGGCCGTCATGCGCGCAGTACCGGGGTGAAGAGATAATCCAGCGGCGTGGTGGCGGCGGCATTCGCAGCCATGCGCGCCGCATTCAGCGCCGCCCTGAACTCCGTCTGATACTGCTTGAGCTTGGCGCTGAATACGTCGGTTTCGTCGGCTAGGCTCTCGATGCAGCACAGGATGTAGGCGCGCAGGACCGCCAGCTTGGCCGGCCAGGGATCAGGGAAGGTGCCCAGTTCCGCCACGTCGGCGAGGGCGCGCGTCTCCCAGCCCTCCTTGGCGGCGATCAGCGGGGCGAGATACGCGTCATGATAGGTCAGGGTCAGTGCCATGTTCACACCTCCACACGACGCACAATGGCGTCAAATTGGCGCACCGCCTCATCGGCGGCTTGGACTAGCCAGGGGTCGCCGGCATATTCAGCGGGCGTTTTGACCCACTTGGCAAAAACGAAGCCGGTCTTACCGCCTGCCCCGGAGGGCCAGCGCAACGCCTTTTTTTGCTTGGGGACAATAGGACGAGTTCGCCGCCAGCCCCAGTGGACAAACGGGGCATAGCTGGCATGTTGCTGGTCATGGCCGATGATCCAGCCGCCGTTGCCATCCGACCGCAACCGCAACGAGCGGGCCAGCGCGCCGGTTTGCGTGTGGGTATCCACTTGCGTTTGTGCGGTATCAAACGCCACTTGCGCCAAGCCGCGCAAGGTCTTGGCTTGCACCTCGGGGACGAGCCGGGCGAAGCGGTCACGAACCGCCTCTAGCCCGGCAACGTTAATCTCGATCATGCCGGTGCCAGAATCTCGTTGCGGCGCGCGAGGGTGATAATGCCTGCCACGCGCCAGGCATCGACAGCCTCGATCACGGCGTCATCGCGCACGTCGATCAAGTCGGCGGACTTGATGAGGTCCCAACCATCGACGGTATTGGCATCTACGCTGGCCCGAATCTGCTTGCGGTTCGCCCGCCCGATGCGTTTAAAAAACTGAAAGCGGGTCATAACGTACTCAGGGAGCGCCGGCACTTCCGGGCGCGGCGGATTCTCGCCCTCGGCCAGCAGCCGGGCGGTCGCGCCCTGTTGTGCAGCAATGAAATCAGCAGTGGCTTGAGAATCGGAGAGGATGATGTTCAGCGCGAGGCCGTCTTTTTCAATCGCGTAGCGAGCCATGGGGCCTCCTAAATAGCGTAGGCAGTAAACAGATAAAAACGAACAAAGCCAGGCGATCCATTCCCTCCAATCGCATTACCGCCACCGCCGCCACCGCCCGCGCCATAACCCGTCGCCGGATTTCCTGCCGCGCCGCCATTACCTCCTCTACCGCCCAGGCCGAACAGACCACAACAACCGCCCCCGCCGCCCCCGCCGCCGGCTGCACTGCCGGTTCCCCCGGCCACGGAACGGGCAGAATAGGCCACCGTGGCTGCCGTCCCGCCATTAGCATTGAGGCCGCCCCCGCCCGCACCGGTCACAATCCGCTGATCAGGGTTACGCAAGGGTGATCCATACAGCCCGATCAGGATGGGGTCTTGTGCAACGCCATTGCCCCCCGCTACGTTGATTGCTCCGCCGGCGCCTTTGGCTTTGTTCAGGACCGTTCCACCATCCCCGCCGGTGGTCCCATTCCCCTTGGCCCCGGCGTAGGCCGTCGCTGCTCCCGCACAAAAATAATAAAATCCACTGGGGACCGAGAGGATCGTGTCGCCGCCGCCGGTCCCATTCTCGCCAATCGCGCCCCCCGCGCCCGCGGCACCTACCGTCAGAGTGATCGTTTCGCCGGGCACGACTGAGATGTGGATTTGGGAGAGACCCATAGCGGGACCCCCTCCACCTCCCCCTCCGCCGGGTGTCGCGTCGCCGCCGCCCCCGCCGCTGCCGCCCCCACAGCAATCCGCATACAAAAAGCACACGTCGTCAGGCACGACAAAGGTCGTGCTGGCTGTGAACAGCTTGTTTTTCCAGCGGGCGGACGGGACTCCGCGCGCTTGCCAAAAGATACTCATGGGGTCATCTCCTGCTGCATTTCATTCACGCCGGCCAGAATCCCGGCCAGTTCGTCTTCCGGCAAGGTGGCCAAATCCAGTTGGATCAATTGCCGTAATTTGGCTTGCTGATACGCCGGCGGCGCACCAATCGCCGCCATATTTTGCGCTACTTCCAACTCGGTCTTGAGGTCGGAAATGCTGTAGTCCTTGCCCCAGGTGACGACCGCTTGCGACTCAATCCCCAGCCAAAGCCCGGCCAGTTCCCACATGCGCCGCTCAAAGTCTTCCATGCGCCGGGCGAAGCCGACCAGGCTGGCATTGAGCGCCTGGAACCGCAGTTGCAACGCAACCCCGCTTTCCTGGCTGTTGCTGTTGGGGATGTCCATCATGAGCGCCGCTTGCCGGATCAAGGCCTCCAGTTGCGCGATCACTTCCAGGTAGACGCGGGCTGGGCCTTCGGGCGGGGCAATGAATTCCGCGCCCTGCGGGAAGGTCTGTAGCAGGTTATGCGTGCCGATGCTTTGCGCCACCGTGCCCAAATCCAGCGGAAACAGATCCTCCGGGACTTTGTACGTGAGCAGGCTGAAGGTCTGCGCCCTAAGGATTTCATCCAACTCGGAACGCAAGTTGTACAGCCGCTTGGAGAGGTCGGCAATGGTGGCGAATTCGCCCCGGCTGGGAAACGCGCCAGATTCGGCGAACGCCAGAACCGGGCAGACGCCCAGCGGGTGCGTGCCTTGCGCCAGCACCTCGTCACCCTCCAGGATGCGCCAGCCGGTTTCATCATAGACTCGGCTGACTGCCTTATCCTCGTTGCCGATGCGCACGGTATCGGCAAACGTCACGCTGGCCAGCATCCCGCGATCATTCAGGGTATAGGCGGTCATCAGTTCCGGCACAATCGGGCTCAGGATCGGCCAGGTGCGCTCGGTGTCCATTCCGTCGGCAGGCATATCCACCAGCAGCAACATGCAGCCCCTTGCCTTGGCGTCCACCATGAACTGCGACCAGAACACGTCCAGGCTGTCGTTTTGCCAGTTGCAGGCGTCCAGCAAGGCGGTGAGGGCCGGCTGCGTAACATCACGGAACGGCGGGCGTTTGGTGAGGTATCCGACAAAGCGTTGACAGGCGGGCCGCAGCGCATTGGCGTACCAGGCAATGGCTTGGCGGCGCTCAAACTTCTCATCAGATTCCCGTGGATACTGCACGAGATAGGTTCCATCGCTAAAGCCGCCCGCGCTATTGAGCGCGTCGGCAATCATTTGGTATTGCGTCGGATCAAACGCGGCCATACCGTTCCTCTTGACAATAGCTATTAAATATGATTATGGAGTATTCTATAAAGAATATCTAATGGCGTGAGGCCGTATGAATCTGGAATCCCTGAAAGAGCCACTCGGCGAGCGATTCGGCGAGTTGGAACAGTACGTGAACAGCCTGATCGAGCAGCGCGACGCCGCTCGAAAGGAAAGCCAGACGGGCCGTCAAGGGCTCAAAGCCAAAGCGGAGACGGCGGAGGCGAACGTGGTCCGGCTGATGGAGAAGCTGGGCATTGAGACCCTGGAAGAGTTGGACGCTTTACCACCCGCCAAGGGGCAAGCCGAAGCGTTGAAGCAACTGGAAACCCGGTTGAAAGCCCTGGACGTAGCGGCGAAGGCCAAGGATCAGGCGCTGGCCGACTTGTCCGCCAAGCATCGGCAAACCGTACTGGCGGCGGAACTGAATCAGGCGCTGAGCGCCCACGAATTTATTGATCGTGACCTGGTGGAATCTTACCTGCGCCAGAAATTGACGTGGGATGAAGAGCAGGGCCAGGCCAAATATCAGGATGATAAAGGCACGCTGTTGCCCCTGGCCGAGGGCGTGATGCACTTGGCGACCAGCAAACCCCACTTACTGAAGCAACCCGGCGCGCGAGGCGCCGGCTATAACCCCACGGCGCGAGGCGGTGAGGTCAAGAATCCCTGGGGGCAAGGCTCGTTCAATTTGACCGAGCAATTGCGCCTGGCTGACGAAAACCCCACGCTGGCCGCGCAACTGAAAGCGGCGGCTGGCTTTGCCTAACGGAGCCTGGTCATGGCTGTCACTCAAATCACTAATCTGATCGTCAAACCCGAATTTGCCGCGCGCGTGCAGGCGTTGAGCACCACCAAGAGCGCCCTGTTCCAGTCCGGCATTGTCGCCGCCGATGCCGCCATTGCCGCCCTCGCCAAGAGCGAAGGGGCCACCTTCACCCTGCCCTACTGGAACGATCTGAGCGCCTCGTCGGGCGTCGGCAGTGATGATCCTAACACGTCGATCACTCCCGGCAACGTCGCCATGGGCTACGAAATGGCGATCAAGCTGTTCCGTAACGCCGCCTGGTCGGCCATGGACATCACCAAATCCATCGGGGCCGGCGACGATCCATTGGATCGCATCGCTAACCTGATCGCCGGTTGGTGGACGCGGGACATGCAGACCATCCTGATCAACGCCCTGACCGGCATTTTTGCGTCGGCGTTGACCAGCACGCACGTTAGCGACGTGACCGGCGGCAGTACCGCGCTTTCCGCCGACGTGATTCTGGACGGCAAGCAACTGCTGGGGGATTCCGCCGATAGCCTTACCGCCATCGTGATGCACTCGGCCAAATACACCGCCCTGCAAAAGGCGTTGCTGATTGACTACATCGGTGCGGAGGGCGACATCCGGTTCCCGACCTTCCTGGGCTATCGGGTCATCGTGGATGATTCCTGCCCGGTGGCGAACGGCAACTACACCACCTATCTGTTCGGGCCGGGCAGCGTGGCCTATGGCGAAGGCGCTCCCAAGGTGCCGACCGAATATCTGCGTACCCCGCTGGCCGGCAATGGTTCCGGGCAGGAGACCATCGTCACCCGGCGCGAGTTTATTTTCCACCCGCGCGGCGTGCGCTGGACCAGCGACAGCATGGCGGGCAGTTCGCCGACCAATGCCGAACTAGCGACCGGCTCGAACTGGGCGAAAGTCTGGGATAGCAAGAACATCAAGATCGTCAAGATTTTGAGCAAGTAGGAGCAGCGACCATGCCCAGAATCCGAGTCGGAGACGTAGCGAACCCGGCCAGTATTGACCATGCTGACCTGGGTGCGCTGGAAAGCGACGATCACTTGCAGTATCACACCGACGCCCGTGCGGAAACGTGGCTGGAAACCTTGCTGGGGGCCGCCCCCGCCACCTGGGGCGCGGGGCTGTTCGCGCCGCTGTATGCCGCACCCCTGCAAACGG